CATGGTAATATCGTCACCTGATACTGTTAGGTCTCCTGCAATAGTTACATCAGCCCCACTAAATGTTAAAGCTGTTGTAGTTCCTGATTTAATAATTAAGTTACCTGATGAGTTTGTTGCACTACCAAATGTTGTGCCTCCATCTTTAAAAAATACATCTCCACCATCAGCGTCTAAAACAATATCTGCACCTGCATCTAAAGTGATATCACTGGAATTATCTATTTCTGCAATAACAGGTGTTGTTAATGTTTTATTTGTTAAAGTTTGACTTCCACTTAAAGTAGTAACTGTAGAATCAATTGCAAAAGTTACTGCATTACCACTACCACTTGTATCAATACCTGTACCACCAGTAAATGTTAAAGTTTCACTATCTAAATCAATAGCTAATGCTCCACCACTATCTGCTTGAAAATCTAAATCTTCTGCAGTTATTTGTGCATCTACATAAGCTTTGATAGATTGTTGTGTAGCTAAAGCAGTAGCACTATTAGAAGACATATTATCTTCATCTAAAATATCTGTAATGGTAGTTGTAGGTAAAGCTAAACTATCAACGTAAACAACACCATCAAAATAAGCATCTTTAAATTCTAATGAACTTGTACCTAAATCAATATCATTATCTGTAACTGGTACAATAGCACCATCTTGAAATCTGAATTGTTCTACAGCACTTGATGATACTTCTACGAATACACCAAATCTATTATTTGACGTATCTACAAGTATTTTATTATTTGCATCACTGTCAGCTACAAGAGGAACATATCCGCCCTCTCCTGCTGTACCATCATGGCTATGACCCGTTGATGCAGCAAAAGCTGATTCTAACTGATTGTATTCAGAATTGAAGTGACTAGCTTCAATAACTGAACCATCAGTAATATTACTGGATTGTTGCCTTGTATATGATGTTCCCATTTATCTTCTACCTCCGGGTATAAATTCTAATTGATATCCTTTAAATGATATTGGTTGATTAGTAGTTGTTTCTTCTACTCGTAATGCAACAGTAAAGCCACCACCCTCTACAGATTGTCTTACTAAATTTGCTCCTGATGAACCATAAACTCCTGCTCCATAGGTTGTTGATGCTAAGCCATATACAGCAATACCTGAACCTGTTGATAGCGTATATGCTGATGGTTGAGGAACTTCAGGACTGTCAAAGTCATAACGAACTTTAAAGCTAGAGTTTACATCTCCCTCATTTTCATAGTTCCAAATAACTCTTTGCATATTTTTTCTTATGCCGGGGTCTCCCATTGTCATATCAGGAGTCCTATAAAAAGCGTTAATATTTGTAGTAGAACCTGCTCTTGCAAAAGTGTTACCTGATTCTTGTTTATATACATAACCATCATATCCTCCTGATATTATGGTTTCGGTATCACTGATAAAATCAGAATCTGTAGAAGATACTTTTAGACCTTCTAATTCAGAGTATTCAAAAGCCGCACCACCTTCAGGTTGACCTTTAATAACACAAGTTATACCTTTTGCATTATCCTCTGCTTGACTTGCACTAGTAGGAAAAAATAATCGGTATTGTGATTTATTTCTAATAACTAAAGAGTTTATATTATGTGTTATAATATTATCTATAATTTCTTGTATTTGTTTGGAAATAGTTCCAATCTCAACGTCACCAATTCTATCTGTACCTGCAATAGTTCTTAATCCGTCAGGTGCTAAAAATACAACATCTCCACTAAATTCTTGTATACTTCTACCATCTATACAGCCTATTTTTCTTGTAACAGGTTGAATAGCAAAGTCAGATGTAGTAGAACCTGTTAACTTAAATATACTATCCTTACCAAAAATTATTAAACTATCACGGAAAGTTTTTAGTCCTACTATTTCAGTATCTACTTTAATAGTACCCCCACCGTCATTAGCAGCAAAATTATTAGTTTCAAAAGCACCCATAAAACTAATTTCTTGTTTACTAGTAGGGTGTCCTGCAAAAAAAATATGATTTTTAAATATTTCTACAAACTTAAAATTATTACTTCCTGTGGCACTAACATTAGTTACACTAAAACTAGTATCTACAATTCTAGGAGTAGATGTGCCTGAACATATAATAATTTTATCTGTTCCATCAAAATTAAATCTTCTAAACTCATAATTAACAGTAGGCGTTCCTAATCCTGTGATTAAAGATGTCCAAGAGCCTGAACTACCTGCTCTATGAATACTTCCCCCTCTCGCAGCTAAAACAACATCATTAAATATTGCAGACATAACTACACGTTCACTTGACGCAGAAACTTGAGGTACAATATTAGAATTATATAAAGTAGTTCCTAATATTTTTTTATATCCCCCTGCAATATCAGGTTCAAAATTTTTTAACTCTAATGCCTCTCCGGGAGACATAGAAAATACATCTCTATTAAGAACTAAACCACCTGAACAACTTACTATTGCAGGTGCTAAATTAGATGTATCTGGCATTAGACGTTAGTTAAACCCCCTGAAGATAAAGTATTAAGATTAACTCTTAAATCTCTAATATAGTCAGGTTTGTTTAACATTTCGATTCTAATTCTTTTTACCCCGTCTTCATATTCAGCATTTGCAATATTAGCCATAGGAACATCAGAACGTAATTTATATAAATAATATTTTGCTCTGTTTACTATAACATTGTGATATCTAGAAGGCAGTAAAGGTTCATCTGTAGCATTACTTAAATTTGTATGTGTTTTAAAATATTCAAAATTTATAGTGTAAGTGTCTTTGTTAGGAATAGGTGTTAAACCAAAACTAGTATGATTTTGTGTTCTATAAACTCTATCAGGTTTTTTATACTTAACATCTGTATCAAAATCTCTGTGACTATACTCTCTTAAAAAATCATCATAAGAAATATATCTCAATTTAAAAGGCTGAAAGTCTTCTGCTAATTTTATAAAGTCTACAAAATAATTTGCACTAGCAGTATTTGCTAAACCTACATAAATAGTAGAAACAGTAGGAGTAAATAATGTATAATGCATTTTACCTTCACCTACATTAGTAACACTAATATTACTATTAATAATACTACTATCTCCTGATGAAGTACCTACTTTAAGATTAACTGTGCCACCCATTACTCTCACTGCTAATTGATAAGGTCTATTAGTAGTTACTGTAACTGCTTGTGTCACTTCTGAATTGTTTAATAGTAATCGACCATTACCTAAAGAAGAATAAGAAGGTGAGCCTGAAACTGTTGTCCAATTAGAAATATTACTTGTAAATTCATTATTAGATATAACTTGTTTTGGTGTAAGATAAAAAGATTCAAAATCTACTTTTCTCATATCTGTAGGTAAAGTATATTCTTGTTGACCTACTATAGTATCTTGAGTAGTAGAAGTATGTAACCATGCCCACTCTACTTCTGCACTATATAAATCAGAAATAGCTTTATTAACAAACTCTTTAGTTGATGATTGTACACCTCTACTATCTGCAAAATTTGCAGAAGTTAAAACAACCTCATTAAGTTCTAATAATACAGCATTACATAATTGTAAGTAATTCATTTACACCCATTTCCTTTTTTGTTTACGTTTCTCTCTGCTCTCTTTTTCAGTATTAGAAACTTTTATTAATCCTCTTTTTTCTAGAGTATCTCTTTCTTTATAACCTTGTTGAACCATATTACCTATATGGTCTCTTAATTTATTTTCATTACTATCTAAAATACGAAGCATGTTAGTAGCTGCAGGTATTCTGATTATATTTTTATTAACAGGTTTATCTCTATCTTCATAAGATAAAGCTTCTTCCCAAACTTTACCTGTTTTTGTGTTTTCATAAACGTATATTGGCATTAGTATTTAAGTTAAAGGGGGAATAAATCCCCCTTTATTATTATTAATTATGCAAATGTTGATGTTTGTGAGTCTGTATCTGCTTTTGTTGCACCACCATCAAGTGATATAACACAAGCCCATACTCTTACTTTTGCATTGATTGCACCAGTAGCAATTGTTAGTCTAATTGCATCTGCTGCAGAATATGCAAAGTTAGCATCTAGAGTAGTCATTTGACCTGCTGCTGCAACAGTTGCTGCTGCTGCGTATTGGTCTCCGTCTACGCTATCTCCTACTGCAATAGTACCTGAGTTACCTGCGGTGTCGGCTGTCATTACATCTACACCGGCAGCTAATACTAATGAGTTAGCAGGAATTGGTAATACATCAAATGTATCACTTGCAGCATTTGTAGTAGAAGAAAAATCTACTACATCTGATATTACTCGTGGAATACTAGAACCTCTCTCTGAAGGGAGATTGGTTGAAGTAACACTACTATTATAAGCTGTCAT